TACAATTTCTAAAGCTCAGGCGGGATACTCGTGGTCTACAGCTTTCACTGATTTAATGGTTGATACGCTACAGTCTTCATGGACAAATGTAGTGGCGGAAATGCCTATGGTTACTGCTCCTGTAGTAGGGGGCGACCCAGCATTTCTTTATGCGACAAGTATAGCTTTAGCTTAAGATATATTATACATATTAGAAAGGGCTCCAAAAAATGGGGCCTTTTTTTTTGTGCTATCTTTGTAAAAATAATTTTACACTATGCCAGCTTCAATAAATGCGGTGCGAAATACGGTGTTGGCTATAGCTAACAAAAATAACTACGGATATATCTCACCCCAAGATTTCAACCTCTACGCTAAACAGGCGCAGATGGATATGTTTGAGGATTACTTTTATCAGTACAACAACTGGATAAATAGAGAGAACGCAAGATCTTCGGGTACGGGATATGCAGATATAATAAAAGGTTTAGAAGAAGTTATAGACTCCTTCTCTGTGCAAGCTTTCTTAGCTCAGCTAAACCCTGTAGCCGTTCCTAATGTCCCCTCTGGTTTATCAGGATCGGCAGTGTACTCATTACCAAGCGATTACTATCTTATAAATAAACTATATAGATATCCCACGCGTAGAGTAAGTGGAACCACTTCCAATTCTATTCTGGGCTCCACCCTTCTTATAGACAGCTCTCAAGATTTCTTTACTACAGGTGTACAGCCAGGAGATATCGTTATAAACACAAGCGCTACAGGCGCTGCTCCATATCCCGCTACAGGGGTTCCTGGATTGCAGGGGTGGGTGCAGAATATTTCTAACACAGCGTCGCCCGCTGGATCGAGTATAGTGTGCTCAGCCGCTCTGTTCGTAAATCCCGCTGGTGGGGGTGCAGGAGGAGAAGGATATGCTATATATGACGCTAATAATATTGTAGAGGTAGAGAGGGTAAGCCAAAGGAAGATATTCAATCTTACCAGCAGCAACCTCACTTACCCTACACCACAGTACCCATGCTATGTTTTGGATGGGAATTTAATATCTGTATACCCTACCATATGGGATGGTCTTAACGATCCTTTTACTATAGGAGATGGGATGGGCCCGTGCGATGTTAAGGCGCAGTACATCCGATACCCTCGTAATCCTAATTGGACTTTCGCTTCATTGGTAGGTGGAGAACCTCTATTTGATCAATCTCAGAGTGACTTCCAAGATTTTGAATTACCGTCTTCTGACGAGCCTGCTTTGGTAGCTAAGATATGCCAGTATGTGGGTATAGAGATAAGGGAAGCGGAAGTAGTACAGTTTGGTCAAACTGAAGAACAGGTAGATACTCAAGAAACAAGCTAAAGATTATGGCGTATATAACAGATTACGAATACTACGAAAACAACCAAGTCTCTCCACAAGATGAGAACTGGGGGTCGTATCAATATGTCACATTAGACGATATTGTCAACAACTTTATGTTGATGTATCAGGGAAACAATGAGCTTATAAATAATATCAATAGGTATCAAGTTCTATTCTTTGCTAAGAGAGCTATACAGGAATTAAACTATGACGCTATGAAGGAAATAAAAATCCTTCAGCTACAAGTAAACGATCAGTTGCGTTTTGTTTTACCTCCTGACTATGTCAACTGGGTAAGGATTTCTTTGTACAAGAACGGCGTCCTTATGCCTCTCACGGAAAATATCCAAACCAACTGGAGTGGAGCTTACCTTCAAGATAATGAGTACAGGGTTTTATTCGATGCGTATGGAGACGTTCTTAAACCCAATGACTCTCAGTTAGACTTAGATAGAATTACAGGGCAGAAGAAAAGCATATACTTAAACGCAGGCAGTCCATACAATGGGGCTATGGGTTATCTATATGAGGGTGCTTGGTATTTCGATTATCAGATAGGAGCAAGGTTTGGTTTAAATACTGAGACGGCTAATAGCAACCCTACTTTTAATATTAATAAAAGAGCGGGAGTAATAAACTTTAGCTCAGGCATGGCCGCGGAGTCAGTGGTATTAGAATATATCTCTGATGGGATGGAGAAGGGGAAAGACTCTAAGGTAAGTGTGAATAAATTATTTGAAGATTATATCTATGCAGCCATTAAGTATTCTATTTTAAACAATAGACTGTCGGCGCAGGAGTACATTATTAATAGAGCACGGAAAGACAAATCGTCTTTACTTCGTAATGCTAAACTTAGATTAAGTAACATGCACCCTGGTAGACTCCTTATGAATATGAGGGGGCAGGCTAAATGGATAAAGTAATATGCTGATACAAACTAACTTTATTGCTGGTAAGATGAACAAAAGCGTCGACGAACGCTTAGTTCCTGTAGGCGAATATGTAGATGCATTAAATGTACGCTTGGGTTCTACTGAAACGACAGAGATCGGGGCGGTAGAAAACTCTAAGGGTAACACCAACCTTACCCCAAACATTGAGTACAACGGAAATCCTCTATCGGCTAACGCGCGGTGTATAGGCGCTTTTGAAGATGGTATGGCGGAAACTATATATTGGTTTGTTTACGATCCAGGTGACCCTGCAACAGGGCAAGTGGAGGTAGATATGATACTATCATATAACACTAACACCAATACATTATTGTATCATGTTGTCAGTACAGAGGTCCTTAACTTTAATCCGACATACCTTATCAACGCGGTAAATAAAATTGAGAATCTCTTATTCTTTACCGATGACCTTAACCCTCCGAGATATATTAACGTAACCAGAAACTACCCTGTACCAACAGGTCTAACTGACGGTATTGAAGAGGAAGACATCAGTGTTATTGTTAAACCTCCTGGTTTTGAGGATGTAAGTACTGTCACTTTAAACAACCCCTTGCGCTCTCCTTTTGTAGAGATGTCTAATCAAGTAGATTTTCAAGGCGATTATTTAGAGATGCGGTTTTTGAGATTTGCATATCGATATAGATATTTAGATGAGGGGTATAGCGCAACCTCTTTGTTTAGCAACCCAGCTTTTGAACCTAAATCTTTTGCTTTCAGCAATGAGACGTTTAAAAACGTCGGCATGATAAATAGATTTAATACCGCGCAGGTGTATTTTTCTACAGGATCACGAAGAGTAAAGGAGATACAGCTTCTATATAAAGACACTACAAGCAATAATATTTTTATTGTAAAAACATATAACAAGCAAGATTTAGGTATCCCTGACGACTCATATTTTTCTCAGCAATTTGACAATAGTAAGATACTTACTTTGCTGGGGTCTGATGAGTTGCTTAGGCTCTACGATAATGTTCCTCGAATAGCAAAAGCTCAAACTATTCAAGGCAATAGATTAATGTATGGCAACTATGTTGATCAGTATGACATCACTAATAGGGAAGATGGAGATCTTATTCAGATGGACTACTGGCTTAACGCCGACTCTCAAGAGTTAGGAGTGTCTGATTTTCCTCCACCAGCGGGGTCGCCAGGAACTTATAGTATAGATCCAGCAGCTCCAGGAACGGTAATATCTGACGCTACTATAGGGTTTGATTTATCTTCTATTACAGAAAACATTGTTGCGGGAACTACATTTCGTTTTCAATTGGCTTTACAAAACGTACAGAGTGCGAGAAGCGGAAGCGCTCAACAGCCCGCTGCAACGGTTATCCCTTCGTTTGGAGTGACGCTTACTTTTGTGGCCAGTCAGACATATACGTCTGTAAATCAAATGCTTTCGTCTCAAGAGTTTGCCGCAGCTGTGGGATCGGACAACACCTTTCTCCAGCTAATTCCATATACAACTCCTACAGTAAACCCTGCAAGTTTAGGGACTACGTTAACAGATGTGTTTAACAACTCTCTTCCATATGCTTGGCAAAATGGATCGGATGATTTACTGCTGGTAGATACAGCTATCTCAAACCCATGCGCTGTAACGGGAATGACGCCTTTCCCTCCCCTCGCTCCCGTATGTACTCAACAAAGTTTTGGTCTTACGGTAGCTGGTTCTACGTTTACATTGCAGGTTCCTGCGGCTACATACTACCTTAACTCTACTCCTACAGAAACTATTCAGTATGAGTACTTGGCTTTTAATTTAGGAAGCTCAGGTGGGTTTATGCAAACTTTACCGACCAGCGGGAGCCTACATAGCCATAGAGATTATGAAGTGGGGGTAGTGTATATGGATGAATACGGTAGGTCCTCTACGGTATTGACAAGCCAAAACAACAGTATATTTTTTCCCGCCAGCACTTCTATTTTTCAAAACAAGATACAGGTTCAATTACAAAACTTAGCTCCTTACTGGGCTAAGTTCTATAAATTTGTAGTAAAACCTACGCAGGGACTATACAATACCATATGGAGCACTATGGTGTTTAAACAGGATGGATCCGACGTGGGACCTGAACCTTTTATTGCCGATTCAGAAAGTTATTGGTTTAGGCTGGAGGGGGATAGTCAAAACATAGTCTCAGTAGGGGATGTGCTTACAGTAAAGCGAGACGCTAATGGAGCGGTAGGGGCTTTCCTTACAGCAGAAGTTTTAGATAAAGAAGCTATATATTCTCAGCAGATAAACTCCACCAACCCAGCGGGTATATACATGAGGCTAAAAGCCAGCGGGTGGGCTACTGAAGGGAATAACGCTCAAACTAACATATCTTCTAATGACACCGTAACCAATACAAACGGACAGGTAGAAAACTGTAATGACATTAATGATTTAGTTCCAGCCACTTCGCCGCCGATATCAGGGGAGGTTCCTGCGGGAAGTACTGTTAGGGTGCGTGTACATAATAGCCGTACAGGTACAAATAACAATCAATGTACAGACAGAGTTATTATCTGGGATAGTGGGGACCAACTTGTTAATGAAACATATGCAAATATACGCGTGTGTTTAATACAGTTAGGGTTTCCGCAGTTATGTACAACAGACCAAGCTACCCAAAACGTGGGGGAAATGTCCTTAGAGTTTGACTCCGGTGAATACAACAATACAGAAGTAGTTCCCGTAGATTGTTTTACTTCTAAAGTATATGTTACAGATGACGGGGCGGGAAATTTTCGCATAAAGAATAAATCAGGTATCCCTACATGTACACAGCTGGTCTTTCAGGAGAAAGAATCTGTCACCCGTTTGGAAGTAACTATTAATTATTCATCAGGAACGTTCTGTTTTGAAACTGAGCCCGCAGCTGTAGACCCAAATCTTTTCTACGACGCTTCAGATATGACTCCGTGCTACACTTCTCTTACAGACGGTAACTCTTATCATTTGGCGGCGCAAGAGTGGGCGCCCCCTAACGGGCCATACTCTGTAGTTGCAGGTGGTCAAAACCAAACCGCTGCTCTGCCTCTTATTACAACGTTGGATTTTTATAACTGCTACGTGTTTGGTAATGGGGTAGAGAGTTTTAGAATAGAAGACCGTATTGACGGAAAGTTCTTCTTATTAGGGGACAGGGTTATGGCGGAGTCTAATGAAACCTTTAGCGAGGCGGATAGGTTTGCGGGTATGACATACAGTGGAGTCTTTAGCAATGGATCAAACTTTAATAATTTAAACGAGTTTAATTTAGGGCTGGTAAACTATAAAGACTTAGAAACCAATTTCGGTCCCATACAGGTTTTACATTCTCGTGAGACAGATATACTGGTACTGCAAGAAGACAGGATTTCATATGTCCTATCAAGCAAGAATGTTATTACAGATTCTACAGGAGGAGGGGCTATAGCTTCTGTGCCTGAAGTTTTAGGAACGCAGATAGCTCGCATAGAGGAGTATGGTATAAGTTTCAACCCAGAAAGTTTTGTTCAGTGGGGACACAGTATGTACTTCACTGACGCTAAGAGAAGTGCAGTTCTGTCTTTAACGGGAGCCAGTAGAGGATCTGATCAACTGCAGGTAATTTCTCAAATGGGGATGCGGTCTTATTTTAGGAATCAATTTACCGCTCAAATTACCACTCAAAAGTTGGGAGGGTACGACCCTTATATGAATGAGTATGTACTGGGGATGAACAGTCTTCAGATACCTATGCCATTGGTAGAGTTTCCGTGCGGGCAAGAGGCAAGTCAAAATGCTACCGTCCAAACGTTAAACTATACCGTTAACTTTGGTTCTTTAATTGGTCAAATAGATATCCCATACAGTATAACTCAGGGGTCTATTATTATAAGCGTCACTTGGAACGGGGTGACTACCAGCACAGGGGTGGTAAGCACTAACGGAACTTTGTCTTTTAATAAAACGTCTTCTAACCCAACAACAGCAACGTTTAGTATAGTGCCTTATAGCGCTGGTTTGCCAGGAAATGTGCCCGCTTCTTATAGCTTAACTCCTGGATGCCCTCCTCAAGATAAGGTGACGTTAATTCAAGTTGTAGTAAACGGTAATAACTATATAAACCAATCTATACATTATGGTTTTAATTGGAGTGATGGCGTGACAACCAGTCCGATATCTTCTACACCTGTTATTATGATAGGAGGGGCAGCTACGTCAGCTTATCTTGAACAGACGGGAAATGTATCGCAAGGTATATTCCCATATGATGGATCAAATATAACTCTTCGGACTACGCAAATTCCGCCGGATGATTTTTCTTTCAACCCTACTCTGCATAAGTTTAGAATACTGTCAAGTAACACTCTGTATACCAATACCGTAGCGGACATAACGTCTTTACTGACTGCGGCAAGTGAGATAGTTCCTATAACAAACCCTTCAACTGCTATCTTCCAAGCTACAGAGACAGCTTTCGCTATGTCTGGAGCTAACAATTATCTATACCTGGTTTGGGACTTTAGAAACGTTACACAAGACCAGCTGTGTTATAGCTCTTCAAGCGCTGATGAAGCGTGTTGTAATTGTACGACAGCTTGCAATAGATGTTGGTTTAGCCCAGTGCAGTCGAGTCAGCCTTCGGCATGTGCGGTGGATACAAATAGTTTTGGAAGTAACCAATTTACATTTACGGGAGCGGGACCGATACCTGTTATAGGGGATATTGTGTATGCAGCAGGCAACCTATCTTGTGAGCCGTCAGTGGGTCTTGGAACTCCAGGGTTTTATATAGTAGACCCATCCCAACCTTCCGCAGCCACCCCTAAGAACTGGATCCAGGTAGGGGCAGGAGGTGTAGTAA